AAGCTTCGCGCCCGGGAGTACAGCGACTGAGCCTTTACTCCCGTACGAGTACGTGCACGGAAACTACGGGGGTTATTATGAATTAAATACTAGGTGTTTGATCACAATGAAAAGCTACAAAAAGTCTTTGTTGTTCAGCAACTATTGGATCTATAGATTTAAACACATTAAAGCCTTGTGCATACCCTGCCGATACGCACTCATTATGGCTGTTATATGTTTCTGGAGTTGTTATAGGAGGTACTATACACGACGCATTTATCGCAGAACACACCCATAGAATTAGTAAATATTTCATTGACAAACTTGTAATTTATGAATAATATCCTATATAGTTATAAAACAATATGGAAAGGAAAATATAACAAATGACTGACATAAGTAAATATAAAAATGTTTCTCTATCAAAAGATACATATGCAAAGATAGATAAATTAAGAAGAGTTATTACACCAAACACTGTAATGAGTCGAAGTCAAACCATTAATATTTTAGTTAACAAAGAAGTTAAAAGACTAAATGGAAAGGTAGATAAAGATGTATAAAATAACAGAAGAAGATCGTAAGGCTTTTTTAGAATATTTAGGAAGAAAACCCTACATTGAAGTCGCGGCATTAATTGCTCGAATTGCATCTTGGAAAAGAGAAGTACCTAAAGATAAAAATGGTAAAGATAAACCACAGTAAAATAGTTTGTCCTGCCTGCAAAGGTAATGGCTACCGTAAAGTTCAAGAAGACGCGAGTCGACCTGATTTAATGGTGGTCATTGACTGTGAAGCATGCGATAATCAAGGAGAGATAAAAAATGATAAAAAAACTATTCACGCTCTGCGTTATCTTAATTACATGCTCTAGTTGCAGTGAGTTTGCACTCCTAGCAAGTGGAGCGAGTATTGCCGGAACACAAAATGCTTATGTTAAAGCCTATAATGGTGTGGATATGATGACTATTATGAGCACTGATAAAGATATAAAGAGGCACGTTTATGACAAAGTACGAAGAAATAATAAAACAGAAAGAAAAAAATAAAACTACAACAGACATAGATTCTATTATTAAAAAATATAATATGAATGTTGTTGATGTTAAAAACATCAAACAAATGATACACAATGCAGAACTAGAAACATCTCTTGTTAAAGCTGTAGGTATGAACTCACCTGAAATGAAAGCTGCAAAGGAAGAAATTAATGATCTTAAAAATAAAATGGCTAATCTAGAAGACGCTTTACGATCTAAAGATTATTGGAGAGACCCTGATTATAAATTCTTAATTGAAGAAAATGCAGAGTTGCAGAAAAGAATTATAGAGCTTGAACAAGAAATATTAGAAGTTAAAGGGGATAATAAAAAATTAGCTCAGCAAATTAGCATTATGATGGAAAGAATGAGGGATGCTGATTTTTAATGCATAAATATTATGAAAGTAGAAAGATTGCCCGTGAACGTTGGCGTAAAACAGAGCATGGAAAAAATTGGACCCAAGATTATATGCGAGAATATCGTGCACGTCCATATGTTAAAGCTAGATATCATGAGTATTACGTGAAAAACAAAATGGTTTGGGGAGAAATTAAAAAAGCAAAACAAAGAAAAGCAAAGAATTGGGGAGGTAAGAGAGAAAAAAAGATGATTTATAAATACCACGAAGAATGGGCCCGAGAGAATGGCTACCGAGACAATGATACCTTACACGCGACCAATGCAGAAAGAATTGTTAAAGATGCCCAAAAATAAAGATAAAAAGAAAGAAAAAGAACTACAAGATATTTATAATAAAATTTTTGCAGAATCGGTCAAACACATGAAAATTTATGAACCTCAAATGGTTGCAGGGACTCTAATGGCTATTGCCATACGATTGTATAGAACAACCTTAAGTGAGGATGGCTTTCACATGATGCTACAAACGGTTATGGATTCTGAACAAGATATTAAACCTTATTTTGATGATGATGGGGAGACCATACACTAATGCCCCGATCACGCTGGATAACATCAAGTCCTAATTATACCATACATAAGCTACAGCCAGAAACGAAGCTATTTACAGCAGTTTTATCCCAAGCGGTTCACGATGTCTTTTCTGATCATGTTGACAAAGTGAATAGATCTCAGGCGATAGAGTTTTTAACTCGTGATAGTTCTCATTTACGTCTTGTCTGTGAACTTGCGGGAAGAAACCCAGATTATGTTCGAGATAAAATTAGAAAAAAACTCCTTAAATGATCTCTTATTTGCTTTTATTAAAGACTCGTGCTACACGTCAGTCCATGACGAATTTCCCTTATGATATACAAATGACCGCGATGTTTATTTTCATCACGTTGTATCTTGTAATGGATATTATTTTCTAACTCATGACTCTACCCTCGATTAAAAAACGATTTAAGAAGGCGATGAATAGCGACAACGCCTTAGACCTGGTGGTGGATATGTCATTGATTTTGTTCGATGTTTTGAGCTCTCCGATACTTATTGTGATGAGAGTGATTCGTTATTTTTTTAATAAATTTATAAAAGATTATGTTAAAAGAGGAATTAAATGGCTGATCAACCGAATATAAAATGGAATAAAAGATTCACGTATCCAGCCGGTTCACGATCCGTGGTCCGTGGATCGCGGCACTATGATTTAGGAAAAGAAAAATTACCGAGTGTGACGACTATATTGTCCGCAACGCAGAGCCAGGAGAAACGCGATAGTCTAGCCGCATGGAGAACACGAGTAGGCGAGGATGAAGCAACGCGGATCATGGACCAAGCAGCGGAACGAGGAACAGCCATGCATGCTTATTTGGAGGATCACTTATTAGGTAAGAAACGAATTGACCTAACACCCGTGGGTCAAGCAGCGCGGATCATGGCCCAAATGATCGTGGACCGGGGACTAGCGGACCTTGAAGAAATTTGGGGTAGTGAAGTAACATTATATTACCCAGGATTATATGCAGGTGCTACTGACTTAGCTGGCATTTATGATGGTCAAGAAAGTATTTGTGATTTCAAACAAAGTAATAAACCGAAACGTAGAGAATGGATAACAGATTACTTCATGCAATTAGCAGCGTATGCAATGGCACATAATCATGTTTACAATACTAAGATCACGCAAGGTGTCATTTTAATGTGTACTAAAGACAATCTATTTCAAAAATTTGTAGTAGATGGAAAAGAATTCATAAAATTTCAACACGATTTTCTACGAAAAGTTGATCAATACTATTTAGCTCAAAAGCCAATTGTGGCATAAATGTGGCACCAATTGTCCGACCCTAGAGGGGTCGCATAGGGGTCGCATAGGGGTCGCATGCGACTCCATATTTTATGGGAATTACCATGTTATATAAGCACTATCCTACGTTATATGTAAAAAAGGGCAAATATGCGACCCCATGCGACCCCCGTGCGACCCCATTTCCGACCCCTAGAAACCTTCCAGAAGTGTTGCTATACAAGCCTCTTTCAAATCTCCGACCCTTCCGACCCCTTTTTGACAAAAACTGGGAAATGCCATATTGAATTTTGAAAAACCCCTTTAGGGGTCGCACGGCCAATTGTGTCATAAATGTGGCAAGAATTATCAATTTAAGTCTTTATATTTTTTGTATATATAGTTTTAAATAATGACTGAGGAAAATTTTTTTGATATGTTTAACAGGATTCACAATCCGGACTATTACTATGGCAGGAAAAAGAAAACCGAAAAAAAGAAAACCAATGACAAGAAGGAGACTCGCAAGAAGTACTCCAGAGAACGATATCCCATTTTCAAAGTACAGGATTGAGTGGGTTGATATCATATCTGACTCAGGTTGGGCAGATGAAAAAGAGTTTCATAAAATGAAATTAGCACGTCCTGTTAATGAAGGTTGGTTATTTTCTAAAGACAGACATCATGTTAAGGTATTTGCTTCCTATGATAAGGACGATGATGGTAGTTATACTTTTGGAGATAGAATTATGATCCCTTGGGCATGCGTGAAAAAGATGTATAAGATTTAATGAAGAAGAGATCTGCTAGAAAGAAAATAATAGATTTAAAGAATGATATACGTAAGTTCAAACGTAAGATTAGGAAGAAGAATTAGATGTGGCATCCGGATCGGGTTTTGCTATTTTCAATGGCTTCAATAACTCTTTTGTTTGTTTTGTATCAGGCTTTAGCCTAATTTGTTTTTGTTTAGCTTTAACTTTTTCTTTTAAATCTTTAGTCTCAACACCCTCTAAGATAGGTGCATACTGATCTATAATTTCTTTCATTCTATTTTCTAATTCAGCTTCAGATAGGTCATCAATCTTACCTGTTCTTATAATCTTTTGTTCAATATATAATCCAGCTGCTTTACCTCTCGCTACCTCAGCATTGATAGCAGCACTCCAGGCTCCCTTCTTCAACGCTTCCATTCTAAGTTTGCCTAACTCTGCAATATGACGTTCAAATGTCACAGCATATTTCTTTTGATATTCTTATTTAAGTTCACCGATGTATTTAACAACAAGTGGAAATTTCTTTGGGTTTTGTAATTCAGCGGCTCTGACTCCTGCTGAGTCTTCAGCATAGCCTGCAGAGATAGCACATTCGGTGCCATTCTTTCTGCCTTCATTGCTCACGACTTCATGAGCAAATTTCATTTGCATTTCTGTTAGTCTTGTAATCTGTCCCATACTTAATCCTTCCTTACTAATTTCTCCCAATCCGGTTCTTTGTCTTTAGGAATATAAGGTTGATAGCCTTGTTCTGCTGCTTCCTCATCGTCTTTACCAATAATTGATTTAACTTCAGGGACATAATGTTTTAAAGTTTGCTCGACTCCACGCTGTAAAGTAATTTTAGACATGGCACAGCCTGAACAACTTCCTGATAATTTTAAAGTAGCCACGCCAGTATTACTGGCAAAGCTAATAAAACCAATACTACCATTATGTGCCGCCACAGACGGGGCAACTTTCTCTTCCAGTACAGTCTTAATATCCTTAATAATCTCATCTAAATTCCTCATACTTGACTATAGGCGTTATCTGGCGTAAAATCAAGTCTATGATAAGTGGAAAGTTACTAGCAGAGCAGCTAGAGAAATTTAATAAATCTCCTGTAGCCCAGAACGCCAGAGTACAAGTTAAATTACCTCGTGGTGAGTATAGATCACCAGATGGTTATTTTGATATTTTGTCTGTAAGTTTGATGGAAAATAATATTTTAGGACAGAGAGAATCACATAGAATTGTAATTGAGATCGCACCTCAAACATGGAGAATGGGTGCACTTAAGAAGAAATTGTAAAAGGCTTGACTACTTTTAAAAAGTATGAAATTAGAGTCCAAATTTTACAATGAGCTTAAAAGAATTACACCACAAATTAGATGGACAAGGCTGGAAAATAGCAGCGTATTTGGTACTCCTGATCTATTGGGCTATAATACTAATCAACACTTTTTTACTGTTGAACTAAAAGTTGCTAGAAGTAATTCTGTAAGACTAAGTCCACATCAAATTGCATTCCATATCACCCATCCAAAGAACTCTTTCATCCTAGTGCAGACGCACGGTCAACGATCCGCGAAACTTTATGAGGGATCCGCGGTCCGCGAGCTTGCGGCTCACGGCTTGAGGCTTGAGCCTCTACGCTTGGGGCTTGATGCTTGTGGTTCGTGGTTCGCGGAGCTTGGTGCTTGACGCTTGGGCCTTGGTCTCCGGACCGCGGTTCGTGGCGCTTGCTGCTTGAGGCCTTCGATATCTACTATACTTCCATTTCCATTGAATTCTAGACATGACTTAGTGCTTGCCATAACTCACGGTCGGGACTGACCTGTTCCAGCATGCGCGACAGTCGCCGCATTTGTTGCCCTGCTTAGGGGCCGGGCAGCTGGCGTCGTGGCCTGATGTGACTGTACTAGTCCAGGGCCA